CAGACCCGGAGTTCTGGGCAGTGGCGAACTCGCCTTCGCGGACTGTCGAACCTGGGTCCAGGAGCTTCATGTAGCCAAAGATGAGATTGAGATCGCCCGCTGCACTCGGGTCTTTGAACGCTCCCTGGATGCGAGACCACGATGAGCGGATCGTCTGGCTTTCTTTCACCACAGGGAGCTTTTGGTACTCGCTTCTGAGCTGATCGATCTGCTTGAACTGCTCCCCAGGCTTCGGCGGTTTCACAGCAGCAGGCCCCTTGCCTGCCTTTGCCCCAACAGCCTTTTCCCTGGCTTGGCGCATCGCTGCGATCTTCTCTGCCGATGCTTGAGCATCCGCCGCAATCTTCAGCCGCGCCTTCCGGTCCAGTTCATTCTTGGCGGACTTCACCGCAAGCTCTGCTTTGGCTTGCTTGTCCTTTGCCGCAGCTTCTTGCTCGCGCAGCCGAATCAGCTCCGCATCCTGCCCGGTCTTCGCTCCAATCTGAGCTTGGGCGATGTCACGCTTCAGCCCTCTTTCCTTGGCACCCTCGGTGCCTTTGAACTCCCGCTCTGCAGCCCCTTCAGCAGCCTTTGCCTCACGAGTGGCTGCGCCTTCCGCTGCCTTGGCTCCAATTTGAGATCCCTGCAGCTCGGTTTTGAGAGCCCTGTCCTTCTCCGATTCCTGGCTCTTGAACTCTCGGTCTGCTTCCGCTTTGCCCGCTTGCTCCCGAAGCCGCCTATCCAACATCTCCATCTCAGCCCGGAGCTTCGACGCTGACTGAGCATCTGAACTCTCGAGCTTTTTGAGAAGCATCTCCCTCTCGGCGTCCAGTTTCGTGGCTTGCGACTCTCGCTCTGCCTGGAGCTTCGTCGCAAGGTTTCGCTCTTCGGCAGTCCGCCGCATCTCCTCGCGCTGCGCCTGGGTCATCCCCGCGTACACTTGGGCAAAGGGTGTCGCCATTGTCTTGAGGGCAGAACCAGTGACTGACGGGTCAATCTCCTGACCCATCATGGTGCCAGCGAGCTGGCGCCACATTGCGGAATCCGCAGATCTGGGATCGGTGAGAGACGACTGCTCGCGTTCCTTCCGCGCAGATTCGAGGGTGCGAATCCGCAGAGCCTCGGCTTTGAGCTTCGCATCTGCTGCCTTGGTTCCCTGCAACGCCTCGAATTCTTTTCGGCCGAGAATGGCTTTGTCCATATCCAAATCGGCTTGCCGCTGTTTGTCGATGTGCCTCCGATTCGCCGCAGTAAGTCCTTCCACGAATTCAGGAACAGCCGTCTTCGCCATCTCACCGCGGACGTTTCCGACTCCTGCAGCCGTTTTGCTCAAAAACTTTGCCAGCTCTCCGAAATTTGACAGATTGTGCGAAGATGTCTCCTCAAGTCCGTAGAAAGCTCGTAAATAACGCTCTCTTTCTTCCGGAGCATAGAATGATTCTTCTGGTTCTTTTTGTGTTTCATTCGTTCCCAGCACCGCTGCTGATGTTTGTGCTTTTTTTTCAGGTTCCATTGGCCCACTAGAAACAACAGGCAAGGACTGTGGTTGTTGTTCTGGCTCATCTGACAGACCGTCAAGATATGAGCCATCCAGGTTCACCCCGAGACCAAATCTCCTCCGAAGCGCTTGTTCTTTGAGCCTCACCGGGTCGATAACATCCGGCGCAAATCCTAATCCAAGGGTGGCCATGTCACTCCTCCCACTCTTCAGGTTCGATACCGTAAACCTTTTGATAAAACTTATTTCTACGTTTCAAATCACGATTGTAATTCTCTTGCCGGTTCCAAAGCTCACCCGACATCACGCCCACATCGCCGATGCTCTGGATTGTCTGATTGCGCTGCCGAGCGGCCCCCATGATGTCGTCCACACGCTGATCGCTCAAACCAGCCTGCCCACGAGCGATGCCCATCTGGTTCTCGAACTGCTGCTGTCGGAGATCGTCCGCCCGGTTTCGCTCCTGCGTCTGGAATTGATTGCGCGTTTGCACGTTACGATCCGCTGCGCTCTGCCGTTGCCCAAGATTGTACCGCTGCGCCTCGTTCTGCACGTCCTGCTGGTTCAGTGCAGCATTGCGCCGAGCCTGCGCCACACGCTGATTGAATGCGTTGATGATTGCTGCATTCTGCCCAGACAACGCCACATCCTCACCGCGGATTGTGCCCCCGAGGTCAGCCGCTCCGCGCAAGGCGTTCAGCTTCTGCCGGTAGGCTTCGGTGGCTTGGGAAATACCCGCTTGAGCCGCCTGCATCTGTGGCTGTGCCCCACCTGCGAGCTGCAGAGCGTAATCCAATCCGCTTCCCATCTGACCGCGCCGAGCCATCTGAGATTGGATGGCGTTTCGGGTCTGCTGCAGCGCCTGCGCACCCTGGAGGTTTGCCTGCTGCATCTGAGCTTGGAGGAGTTCATCGCCCATGCCCCCAGCCCGCGAGGTTTCCATGAGCCGCTGAAGCGCCTCACGCTGTGCTGCTCGTCCTGCCATCGCATCCGGAGTCTCGGCCCTGACCAACTCAGGGTTGGCTTCGGCAATGTAGGGCGCCACGTCCGGCGCATAGGTGCCCACCACCCGGAATTCCTCTGGAGTCAGTCGGCTGAAGTCGAAATCTGGTGCCTGCATCTTGTCGAAGATGGCCTGCACCCTGGCCCGCTCCGCATCTGTCGCCTCCAACGCCTCTCTGGAATTCAGCCACTGCGCGAGCGCCGAAATCGCCGCGCTTCCTGCCATAACTGCAATCGGCAAAGCCGCTACCATAGTATTACCTCACATTATATCTGCGAGAGGGTTGTAGTCCGGTGAGAACTGCCCCACCTGCTCGATTTTGTTAAGATTCGGCTCATAGTCCTCACCACCTGGCAGGATGAGCTGCCCAGGGTGTGGAATTTGAGAAGCACCAGTGGGCAAATCCGGTCCCTTCGGTGTCTTCGGAAACAACCGAGCGATCACGTTCTGCACAATGTTTGGGTCCATCTGATACTGCCCGGAATAATTCCCCGGCCCCGTAGCTGCTGGTGCAGTCCCACCGATGAGAGATGCAATTCGGCCCAACTGATCCGCTTGGTTCTGCGTGATGACCTTTCCAATCGTGGGAGCAGTCGCGCTTTTCTTCACCGCTTCCCGTATCATCGCTTTGATTTGTGGCATTGCTGCCTGCCGAGCCTTCAGACCTGCCCCTGTGGTCCCATAGAGCCGATCCAGCTCTGGAGTGAGCTGGTCCATGGCCTGCTTTTTAAGAGCTGCCTTCTCTTCCATGCCCACCTTGTACAGTTTCGCCCGCTCCGAAATCGTCGTCCCCGGAGTCTGCTTGGAAACATCGCCGCGCAGATTCTCCAGAATCGTCCTGAGACTCGATTGGGCGCCAGTCCGACCGGCCTCCGCCGCCGTCCGCACGTCCTCAGTGGTCTGCTTCTCGGTTTTTTCGGCCTCGGTCCCCAGCTCTCGCCCTGCAGATTCTGCCTGCTGCTGCACGAGACCACCGCCTTGACGTCCCATGAGATTTTCCAGCAAACCGAATCCGCCCATCTGCTTCGTGAGGTAGCGCGAACCGCCCCCCGTGAGCACGGCCCCCAGCTCATTCGCTGCCTCTGGCGCCACATCCAGCGCCTCGATGTTCGGCCCTGCACCGGAGAGCACGTCATTCAGCTTTGCGAGGTCTGTGGTATTCCCGGTCCGGATTGCCCCATGCACGAACGACTGGCTTGGTGCCACCGTGGGCGCATTCTCCTTGCGGTAGGTGCCTGCGGCCTCGGCAATCTGCTGCCTGCCCTGCCCCGCCATGCGTCCGATGCTCTCCGAAGCACGGGTCTGTGCTCTCTGGAGCACGTCCTGATTCTCGGCCACCTGCCGAGCAAGACCAGCTCCACCTCCTGCCTGCGAGGGTGATGGTGCCGGGGTTGCCTGCTGCCCTCCCGCGGCCCCCGTGGTGGCTCCGCCGCTCAGAAGTGGCGAGGTTTGGCGTTCCTTCTCACCACCCGCAAGGTTGCTCAAATTCTGGAATGCGTAGGCCATCACTGCCCTCCCTGTGTCAACGGTTCTGCTGGATTCGCTTTTTCTGGCTGTGGTTCTTCCATGACTGCACCTGGTGCTGGAGCTTGTGGCCCGCCCTGTTGAGGAGGCACACCCTGCGCACCGCGAAGCATCGCTTTCATCGCTGGGTCAAGCATCTGCTCCATTTGCAAGCGCTGCTGCATCACCTGCAGAATGGTGGGAACCAATGGCGACTGGTTGCGGAAGTTCCGGTCGTAGAGCAGCCGCTGATAGGCCCGGATAAACAACGGGTGATTGTCTGTGATGATCGGCTGTGGCGGCTGTCCCTGCAGGATGCCGTCAATCTCGGATTGCACGGCCATATCCTCGCGCACGTCCACATCCCACAGGGTCTCGGGAGGTCTCCCCTCGATGATTCCGAAATACTGCTGAGGGTTCGCAATGAGCCCTTTCTGCAGCAGACCATCAGCCATGGTGAGACGCCCCGACGCCGACTGCATGAGCGGGTTGATCTGCTTGATGCTCACCCGCTTCACCGCCTGGAGGTCGGACCCCTTGAACTCGGCCACATACAGCGCACCGAGCCCCTGCTCGCTGGTGATGCTCAACATCTTGGGCACCGATGCATAGGCCCTATAGGTGCGGATGATTATCTCCCCCAGACGCTCTTGAGCGAGGGTGTCAGCCTCCTGAGCAGCCGAAAGAAACTCAACCGCATTGGCTGAGAGGGTGGCGATGGCCACACCCGATGTGGCACCCGCAGGAGGTGCCCCCCGAAGCGCTCCCGAAATGGCGCTGATGAGTTCCATCTGCCGTTGGAGCTGATTGGCGAATGCTTCCACTTCCGGAGGTGTTTTGGTGAGGTTCAGAGCTTCGGGCTTGCCTCCGCCGTCCGCAGCCTGTGGCTTGTAGTGCATGAGCTTCAGCCCGCTAATATCAGTGACCGCGATGTCGGCACCCTTTGGCACAAGCACGTTCTGCACGCCAAAAGCAGCCTGATTAGTAGCAGTCACGCTAAAGCAGTGATCGAACATTTCCTGCGCGGGGAGCAGCGAAGAGAGCATCGGATAGCCCAAGCCACTGCCGAGCACGTTCTCATACCGCACCTCGGTGAGAGGAAGCATCTCAATGGGATTCTCTGCATAATCGGCAAGAACCAGACCACCTTCAGCATGGATGAGAATCCGACCCATGGGCACCGCTGGGGTCGGAACGTGGAACGTGAGCAGGATATGCACATCGTCCTCGTCGTTCCTGCTGGTCATGGGAGAGAAGTTGAACATGTGGAATGGCGACATCTGGCTCCGCACAGATGGAAGTTTGCGGATTTCAGATTCCATCTGTGGAAACTGAGCAATCAAGTCCCACCGATTCTCGGATACCCGAACTGTCACCGCCCGCAAATCATCGAAGCTCGCGCAGTCGTGGTGCCTGAACACATCCCAAATCGGCACAAACTTGATGTCGATATGGCCCGAGTAAACCGGGTTTCCTTCCTCATCTGCTGCGTAGATGTGCCCCTTATCCGTTCGCCACATTGCAAGCAGGTATCCAGCGCCACAGACCGCCGCGCTCTCATTCTGCATTCTCCGCTTGAGCTGAACCTGCTCTTCCTTCACCGTCTGTTCGAGAAGGCTCTTGCCCAATCGAGCCGCATAGAAGGTCTTGCTGTCCGAGGCATCGGCGAGGCAATCGAACGCCAAGCGCTGCTTAGTCACGATTGTCACAAACTGCTGCGTCAGTGACCGCGCCTGTGGCACTGCCATCTTGATGAGTTCGCCCTGCTCACCGCAGTATTGCAACGCAGATTCCCAGCCAGAAGCATTCAGCATGGGAGCGTAATAACTCCAGAGATTCCGAAGCCAAGTCTGGTGAATCCAGTTTGAACTTGAGCCCGCTGTGGTGCTTGCAACCGTTGCTGTGGAAACCATGCTTTCGATGGATTCCGCAAGCTCCTTTGCAGGTTTGTTGAACTTGTATTGATCTTCTCTCATGCCTCACCTCGTGTGGTCACGTCCGTTTCAGATTCCACTTGAACGCTCACAATTTGAACCTCCCAAGGCTCGCACGCTACTTCGTGATTCATTCTTGGCTGTATCCATGTTCCCACAGAACAGTCCAAAGGAACATAGGTGCGAAGCACGTTTTGACGGCCTGATATGTACTTTCTCGTGCTGGTCGGCCCCGTGAATCCGGGAGCGACCCAGCTTGTTTGTGATGTGGCATTGGTGAAATCGTTTGAGAACCCAATTTTCATCCTGGAGCAGGATTTGTCATTTCTGAAATGCACCTGAGAGGTAGAATACTGCTTCAGAGTGTCCTCACTGCTCTGGTCCAATGGACTCATCACCACATCAGACACGATCCGCTTCCAAATGGCTCCCTGACCACCCACCACAGGGATTGCATCTCTCAGAGTCACCTGCTGCAAGAACCATGTGGCGGAATCTGGTGTGTATGTCGCAGCCACCACGGAAGATCGCTCAATGACCGGAATGAACGGGATGAACACCAACAGGTTGTCCGAGAGAGCATCCAGTACCACCGGGGCGTCACCCGCCGAATTCACGGCCACCACCGCCTTGCTCAAATCCGCATCTCTCAAGACAAGGTTCACACTGTCAGCCCCAACCGGAGCTGCAGCCTGCAGGTTTGTGATGTCGAACACCGCCACCGTTGGCGAGGTCACAGAATCAACCGTGAGAACCACAGTCACCGCGATGCTCGCGGCCGCAATTCTGTTGGTGCAGCTTGAGAGGTATGCCGAGCATGTGACTGTATTCCCCGCCGTGAGCCCATGCGCCTGCAGGAATGTCACGCTTGCCTTTTTCTCGCCTGGCAGGTTTGAACCTGTGGCCCGAACTCCTGTCCAGATGATGCAACTGTCCGGATTCTGCGAGTAGTCGCTTGGAAGAAAGCCTCTGTTCTGCTTTTTGATCGTCACCTGGTCGGTGGACAGAATGTAGGTGTCTCCATTTGGCAAACTGACGCCAGAAAACGCATGTTCATCTGATGTTGTCCATGTCTCTGTCATGTAATTGTAGGCATATGTGACACGGTTTCCATCTGGGTCGAACGTGCTCAAGAAGTATGTTCTGTCTGCCTCAGAAGCATAGGCATGAGTCTGACTCATCGCCGTTGCGTTCCCAATCACCGGGAGCAACAGATTCTCAATGGCCATCGAAATAATGCGAACACCAGTGTCTGAAACCTGAACCACTCCCTGATTCGAAAGGAAATAAACCGTGTTGTTCAACGGAAATATCGAACCTGGAGCCATGCATATCACTGTGGTGTCAATGGCTGCTGAAACGAAGTTCTGTGGTGAATCACCGTTAACGCGGAACACACCATCCGACTTGATGACGATGAGTGAATCTCGGGTTGTGGACATTCCGAGAATCGTCTCACTTTGAGAACCCACATTGATTCGATTCAGTAAGGGGAAAGACTCTGGCTCACCGAGACGAGAGACAGCCAAAACAGCATTTCTCTGAGGAGTGACAATGGATGGAAGCGCAGGATAAAAGCTCACAGTTCCAACGCTGTCTGAGAACAGTCCAAGCGTTTCAGTCTCTCCAACTTCCAGATAATCCCTGGTGGCAAACGTCATGAGCCCGACTGTGCTTGCAAGATTACCATTCGCTTTCACTGTGGTGTTTGTGTATGCCTTTCGGTTCACACACTTGGCAATCATTTCTGCCGTTTTCTGCAGTGCAAAAGAGATTCCATACCGCCAATAGTCACCAGCAGCAGCGCTTGTGTCCGCGCTGAACTGCGTGAAGCTGCCTTCAGCATACCTTGCCAAGGAGAGCCTTTTGCCAACAGTTGCAGAACCCGACATTGCAAAAGTGATTGTGGTCCCTGTGCTTCCTGTGACAGTGTACCTGCCCGCAGTGATTCCAGCATTGTTCTCATAAACCTCGATGACAGAACCATTAACCAGAGTTGAATTCGCCGCCGCCACCAATGGATATGGCTGCCCAGTCACCGTAAGCGTCACATTCGGTGCTGCAAATGCTGACACATACCAAATGTGCTGAGAGTTTCCGACAGAACCATTACCCTCAATTTGTCCTGTGTAATTGACAGCCACACCGAACGTAATCTTGAAATCCAACGGGGTAGCATAGGTTGGATCTTTGATGATTGTGACATCGTAATAGTCCTTGGCCTTGGGATTCGCCAAGAACACACAGTTTTTGTATGAGGCAATGCTGTCCACGGCTTCTGGATATTTATACGCCGCTTGCGCTTCACCGTCCTGTGTGTCTTCGTTTGTGTACAGCTCCTCCTGAAACTGCAACACATCGTCAGTCATCGAATCGACAAACGAAATGAAATTAGACACGCTTGCAAGGCTCTTTTCTTCCACGAGGAAGAACCTTGGAGTAGGTGACGCCGTTTCATCTATAGAACAGGTCGTCCGATACAAACGCGCAAACATGTTGTCAGTCGATGCCAAATTCGACGGAATAGTTGCGTTGATGTATCCGGTCGCTGCTGTGCTCCATGAGCATCCAGTTGGTGTGAATCCTGCAGGGAATGCAGTCTTGAGCACCTGAAAGTAGCTTGTGGTCGTGTTTGTGGTAATGAGGTAGCTCGTCCCATCGGACGGGGGAGTGGCGCCTGTTCCTGTCACAGAGTACAGATAGACCGACTCATTCCCACCGTAGCTGTTCCCTTCAATGTCGTTCACTGGAGCATTGAACCGCCACTCTGTGGTCTGGTCCGTCACAGAGGTGCATGGTCTCTTCGAGTTCACCACAGTACAGATTGGCGATGGCGCACCAAATACCTCAGTACCGTCTGAATATCTCTTCACGAAAACGACTCGATACGAGACCTGACAGTTCGGATTGATCGGCCCGGCGTATCTGTCAGTCAAAGCATCAGGACCAGGGATGGCATCGCAATCCAACGCCTCCGGCACCCCGGAACGTGACGATACTTTCGATGAAATGCTCGTGAACGCCTCGTGTGCAATGATGTAGCTCTTGTAGGGCGATGTGGTATGGAAAAGCACATGAGCACGAGCGCCAAACGGAATCATCCCGAATGCACCGCCCACAGTGGTGTTGAACCGACCCAAGGCATCATGGTCATATGCCCACATGAAGTTCCCCGTTATCGTGTCCCCCATCACCACGGGAACAGCTCTGAACGTGGTCCAGTTTATCTCACCTGCACCGGAGAGCTTTCTAATCTCATACTTTGTCGAGCATTCCCAGCTTGTGTTGGCTGCATACGAATCAACAGAAACCAATGGACGCCACACGTAATTTGTTGCCGAAAGAGTCAAACTGAACCGGAAAGCATCGAGAGCCGTTGACGCTCTCGACACCGGAGAAACCACCGACACATCAACATCTGTTGCGTTTAAGCTCAGAGTTGCGTGTCCCTCAAAAACAGTTCCAAGAAACGAGTACAGACCGAACGAAATGTAGTTGAGGTCCGACCTGCACACCGTTCTGAATCCACGACGCTTCGTGATGAGGTCGGGCTGGCTTATCGTGACGTTGTTTGCCTGCTCCATCGCTCCATCGGCTGTGGTCAAAGCGTTTGGATTCGTCACGAGACCGCGGAATTTCGTCACACTGATTTGCTTGCCCATGTCACCCCCTCATGATGTTGGGACGCCGCAGGAAGCGCCCGTTGAGAAGGCCATTGCGCTGCACCACAACCGGCGCCTCGCCCTCGTTTCTGGGAGTCAGCAGGTCCATGAGAGCCCGGATCTTCCTGTCCAGCTCCTCTTGAGCTTCGCGCTTCTGCCCCACCTGCCCTAGTCCGCCATGAATGCGCACACGCACCGCCGACACAAGCACATCGTTTGCCTCGGTCGGGAGCTGCACGAGGTCAGTCTCGAAAGCACGAGCCACATGGTCGCCAACCTTGGCATAGGAGGAAACCGGGTTTCCGGCCGTCCACACACTGCTCGTGAGAGTGATGGTTGTTCCCACCAGCGTTGCCCCTTGGTCTGAGGCTGCAGGCATGTGAGAGCTGCGCCGCAGTGGTACGAGGTCCAGAGTCTCGGCTGCTCCCCACCCGGCGGGAACAGACACCACCTCTATCTGGTTGAATGCCGGGAAACTGGCAATCACCGCCACTTCTGCCGCCGTCACCAGTTTGGAGGGTGCCGCCACATACCAGATGAACAGGTCTCCATTCTGCGATGGCGGGTTCACGATGTAGATCTGGTCTCCCTGGAAATTGTACCCGGTCGGCTGCGCCGCATAGAAAGTCGAATACTGCTGCTCAATGGGCACATATGGCAGATTGATCATGTATTGCTGAGAGATGATTTTGAACTTCAGCTCCCGGATTCCTTGGGCCACGGCCCGCTCCGGGATCGGATAGAATTGCTCCCCAGCGTTCACCGTTTCAGTGGTGAACGTCACGAGGTAATCCTCCCGCATGTTCGTGATGATCGGCAGAAGCACCGTCCTGGTTTCTTCGTCTGCCAATGCGAGAAAGTCTGTGTCTGAGAATCTGTCCTGGTAGGCGGGCACACCCGCCGCCCTCTTGATAGATGCCAACAGCTCGGTGGTATTCATGCCCGCTCCGATAGGTTAAAGGAAGGGAGAAACCCGCTTACAGTCGGGAATCTGCCTGCCAGTGAACCACAATCTGATTCTGCGCAGCATCAGCGGCCGCCTGCGGATTCACCGCATCGAATCCAGTGCTGGAAACATTCTCAGCAGATGCTGTCCCCGAAACGGCCCCGCCCGTGACGTTGTACCACTTGGCATCATAGGCAACAGGAGAGAAGAACGTCACCACCGGCGCTTCTGTGCGCATTGCCACAGGAAGATGCACAGGAACCGCGTTGGCCTTCGCAGCCGCTGTGTGGGCATAGTAGGCCACAGCTCCCGGATTGTTGGCCTCACCGATTGCCTGCTTGCAAATGGTGTCGCGCTTGAACGATTTCTGGAAGAACCGCTGACACAGCTCTTCCTCACCTTCCAGGGTCAACCCTGCGTGCTCAAACGATACAGGACGAGTCGTCCCCTCAACGAGCATGACGTTTCCGAGGAAGAACTCATCTAAAGCAGCCAGGTCAGCATCAGCCACCCAAATCAACACTGCAAGGTTGTTGGCATTAGCGGGTACCACGTTATCTCCCGTCAGGGAGAGGTAGCGCCGTGACCACGAGCCAGCAAGGTTACACTCGACTGGAGAGCCCACATATGCCCAATTCGTTGCCAGCGTAGGGGCAGTGGTTCCCGATGCCCAAGCGGAGACCACATCAGATGTCACGCTGTCGGCTGTCGAGGTCCAAGCGATGAGGGCAGCATAGACCTTGTTCACAAGAGCCGTGGTCTTCGACTTTGCGAGGAAATCGAGAATGACCGACTTTCCGCGCAGCTCTAGGGTTTCCACATTCTCAATGAAGTTCACCAAAGCAAATTGCTTGGTCGCGCCCGAAGCGGTCACAGTGGCCTTGAGGCAGTACTTGGCCTCGGAAAGAGAAGGCACATCAGTGCTGCGCTCAATCTTGGCAACTGCATCGCCGTTGGCTAGGAACGTCCATTGATCCGGACCGTATTTGTCATCGGCAAGGCCAAGAGTCGCGTTGTTCGCGCCTGTGGCAGTGGCTGCAGCCGACAGCTCAAACGTGGTGGCGTTGGTGATGCTGGAAATAGTCGTTCCTGCAGCAATCGCAGCATTCTTGATGCTCATTCCAGGAAACAAAGCAGCCGTGCTTGCCACCGTCGCTGTGGTCGAAGTGTTAGTCGTGGTCACAGCGAGAGACGTGCTTCCGATGGATGTTCCGAAACAGCGCCAGAAGTGAAACCCGCCATTGATTATGTAATTCTTCATCGCTTATTCCCCTTTTTTCCAATTGAAATTGATACTGAAGTGGCAACAGGTTTCATCCCAAGCATTCCGCCTGCCTTCATCGGCATAGGTGAACCGCCCTTACTGCCCATGTATTTCTTGATCGCAGCCACAAGCTCAGGGTCTCCGGCTTTGCCGTCATCATCGAGGTCTTGTCCCGATGCCAGCTCTGCCTCCTCCTTGCCCAGAATCTCGCCAAGCTCTTCCTTGTGCTCGGCCCCGGCTTCACCTGCGGCCTCGTTTGCTGCATCGCCCACATCCAAAGGCTCATCGCCCTCGCCGTTGGCCATCTTTTGCCGCATCATCTGAATCAGTGATTCCAATACTCTCTTTTTGCCTTCCATAAGTCCTCCATTTGAAAAAAGGCGATGGCCTGCATTATGCGAGCCACCGCCTTTTTCCGCCTACCTTAGAAGGACGAGGTAGCTTCGTCATTGATATCGGTGAACAGAATCTGCCGAGCAGGGGCATGGCAGAACATGTACTGATCGGAGAAGGAACGCACGATCCAGCCAGCGTTGTTCTCGGCAGGAAAGATGATTTCCTTGTCGATTCCAGGAACGCGGAAGGAAATTTCAGCAGAACCAGAACGGCTCCAGTTTCCGAAATCCAGACCGAGAGCTTCGCCTTCGAGAATCATTCTATGAGGAACGATCTCGTTCACACCGTTCGCAGCGTAGAACTTGATGGATTCAAACCCGTTCACGCCTTCCTTGCTGTAAGAACCGTCATACTTGCGCAGCGCAGCCTCATCAGTGATGAGGTTGGCGAAAGAGCGGGGGTTGATGAGAATTTTGAGACCAGAATCCAGATCCGACCGGTTCATGGCCTGAGCAACGCCCACTTCCACAGCGTGCAGAGAGAACTTCTTGCTCTGGCAGGAGAGCTTGTTGGATTTCCACAGAGAGTACGAAGCAGCCGAGATGCCGAACAGTGATCCTTCGTTTTCGAGAATCTTGACGATACCAACGGCTTCTTTTGCCTCTTCCATGCCGCGGAATGCCAAGCGCATAGAACCGGCGCCAGACTGAGCAGCAGCCACTTCCGGTGTAAAGTTCACGTACACAATGCCAAGATCGGCATCGACGCCCGTAATTTTTCCAGATGCACCGTTAGCAGAGCGGTCATCCTGCCACACGCCACCACCAGCGATTGCTCCAGTGCTGTCGATTTGGGCAATGGCCATCCCTTCCAGACCCACGAAGTTTCCGGCAGCAAAGTATCCCTTCCGCAGAAGGATGGCCTTGGAAGCCACGTTAACACCGTTCGTGAAGGCAATGGTGGTGCCGTCCGACTTGGTGAGGGTAACGGTTCCGTCACCGCTGAAAGTCGCGCCGCGATACACCGTACCGGCAGGGTCATACGAGGTGTAACCGAGAAGGGCAGTACGCTGGCCATGAATTCGCATCGTCTCCAGCACGCGGCTGTGAGATTTGACGTGATTCTTCATCACATGCTTGGTGGAATCGAAGAACGCCTTGTCGCCACCGGCAGCGCCGCGGGAGATGAATGCGAAGGGCAGAACCGACGTCATCAGCGACTGAGAGGGAATGATCTCAGACTGCTTCACAACGCCTGCGCCAGCGGGGTTGATGTCAAATGCATCCTGTCCCGTACCGGCGAGGGTGATGCCCACCTCGTTCGTCAACACGAATGCTTCCACATACCGATCACCGACCTTCATTCCTTCGGCGAATGGAATGTTTTGGGCGAGGTAGTTGGTGTCAGGAACCAGGTTGTTCAGGTCTCCATAAACCTTCTTGAAAATATCGACAACGCTCTGGGTGCTTTGGCCAATAGGAGAAGTCATTGCTTAATCCTTTCATTTTTTGCGAAAAAACTCTTCGCGTTTCTTGAACCAATCATCGACACTCGGCCTCTGGTCTTTGGGTGTCGGCTTCTCCGAAACTTGGGTGGGTGGCTTCGCACCGCCCGCTTGGGAACCTCGCACCTGCTTGACTTCGAAAGACCGCAGACGCTTTCTCACGTCGTCCCCCAGGAACGACACGAGAGCATCATCTCCAATTCCATGCAGATAGTCTTTGAGGTCGTTCTGGTAGTCCTTTTGGACGCGCTGAAACGCCTCACTAGCCTTCATTCGACCACCGGGGCGGTCGAGAGAGGCAAGCAGGTATTCAGCCGCCCTAGCGATTGTGCGTGGGGTAGGCTTCACACCCTGCTCCTGCAGGGATTGAATGATCTCAGTTTCGATCTCTTGGCCGAAACTTTCAAGCTCCTGGTTGCTCTTTTCTTGACGCTCGCGTTCCTCGCGCTTCTGCGCCTCAGTTTTGAGCTGGTCCCGCTCCCGCTTGGCCATCAGAAGCTCGTATTTCTCAGGGTCGGTGGCCTTCAGTGCTTCCATCTCGTAGCGATTCACCAAGCGCTGCTCTGCCTCCGAAAGCACCCGGTCATAGATTCCGGTCTGCTCGGCAAACTGCAGCCAAAGCCCCGGATCTTGGCGAACCTGGGTCAGAAAGTCGGACATCATCTTTTCTGTCGATGCTGCCTTTTGGTATTTCTGGTCTGCTGATTTGGCAGTCTGGTATCCCTTCACCAACTCGTCATAGTCGATTTCTGCCTCGGCACCGTTCACCTTGATCTTGTGCTTGGCCTTTCGCCAAGGCTCCGGGTCTTCCTGGGTCGTTTGCTGTGGCTGCTCGGTGGCTCCAGCCGGAACCTCTGGAGCTGCGGCTGCTGGGACTGCTACGGATTCTGACATGACTCCTCCTAATAGAGAATGAGCAAACGCACATCGCTTTGCGCGTTGCCAGTGAACGTTGCCGTAACCTGTGGGACGTTTTCTCTTGTGCTCCACGAAAATGCAGTTAACGGGGTAGAACTCCTTGCCACGATGATGGCCTGTGGAACCTTTGAGAGCTTGAATGATTGCTCTGTTCCAGATTTGAGAGTCACATCCCGGAACTCACCGTCTATGTTGTCAGAAACATTGATTCCCTTTTGAAGCACACGCGCCACATTGTCTGTGAACGTGTTGACCCAATCGATAAACTGGTCGAGTTCCTGCGCTGCTTTCTTGCTGGCTGTGATGGCTTTGTCCCAGGATTTCGCAGATAGGAATTTCACCTTTTGAACCTCCCGAATGCCTTTGGTGCAATGGCCTGTGCAAGCAGCACATCATCTGACACCGCTGGGCGATAGAATTGAACATCTCTGTGATAAACAGGCTTTGGATATGGGTTCGTCGTGGTGTCCATCATGCGATTCATGTAACAGAGCATCATGATGGCATCGTTGTGCCCCAAGGTCTCAGTACGAAGAAAGTCTGTGCGCTTCTCATTCCACAAGCCGAAGCTCATTGTGCGAATGGTTTGGGTGCATCGTGGGTGAACCTCCCACCGGAGAGAGCCACATTCAATCCTGAGAGCATTGATTGATGCGTCCACATCGTCCTTTAGTGGCAAAAGGAAGTTCATCTTGTGGGTGTGGTACAGGTCGATGAGGGTCTGTCCCGAGGCATCCCCGTACCACTGATCCGGCAGAACCTCCCAGGTAGCAAGCATCTCCGCAATGCCCAGCGCGATGGCCTCTGTGGACGTGTTTATCTGAAAGGTACGCTCATCCCAAAGCACCTTCTTGGCTCTTTTGAAGTCGTAGTATCCAAGGCCAACGACTGTTAGGTCACGGATTCCGCCATTGTCGAGGGAGATGATCCACTTTGCATGTGGTGGCCTTTCTATCTCCCGCACGTTCGCATCTGAGAACTCCGGAATGACAGACCTGGTTTGCGACTTCACCCGCTGGCAGAGGTATTCGCGCTGGAAGTCCTCGGTGTCCTCGCCGCCACAGTCCTTGATAGCCTCACGCTTCATATCCTCGTCGAACATCGGGTTCTGGTAGATGTCGAAGCAGTGGTAGCGGCCATCTGCCTCGGCCTCTGCCACGGTTTCTGTGAGAAATGGGTGGTCAAGGTTCGGTGGTGGGGTGCCCAGATGAACCATGCGGCCCCTGGTGGTGGTGAGCTGTGGTTTCAGCACGCCCTTGAGCATGTACCGGTAGTTCACCGGGTTTGTGCTGCCCTCCTCATCCAACACGATGAGGTCTGCAGCGCCACCGCGCTGAGAGTCCTTCTGTGAATCGAACCCACCGAGGAACACCCACGAATCTGTGCCGACTGACCAGCAGTTTTCGCTTTTCACCTGCCTGACCAGGCCATCAGGACACCCGCGCAAGATGACCTGCATGGTGGTCATCGAAATCATTTTCCCCTGCTCAATTTCAGGAGCGATGAAACGGGTAATGCTCCCCGGCTTTCGCAGGCATTGCTCCAGGCACAGAATGAACCCGAGGGTGCTCTTGCCGAATCTGCGGGCACAGAGAATCACAATATCTCGCACCCATTGGCTGTAATAATGGTCGTAGATTACCTGTTGAGCCTCATGGCAGAGAAAGCGCAGATTCCCAGAATACCACCCATCGAGAGCTGTCAGAGAAGGGTCTGTCTGCACAAACTTCTCTTTGCTCGCCCTGAGTTTTTCCAGTATATCCGCTGCCGTGCTCAATTCAGTGATTCCTTTGTGCGGGTGAGAGCTTCGCGCAATTTCATGGCGCACACGTCCGGATGGATGCCATTGTCTAGGTCAGTCTGCATCTGGCAGAGAAGCACATGTACCTTTTTCTTGATATGCACTTTGTTTGGCAGTCCAAGTTCTTCGCATAGCATCTCTGCCTGCAGAAACAGCTTGTTCTCATCCCTTCGTCTCATCCTTTGGTGCCTCCAATGCTTTTGGGTCTTTTGCCATTTTGTCTGCGATTGCGTTTGCCATCATGAGCAACTGCTCTGGTGGCAATCCAGAGACGAGGGATTGAATCGCAGCAATGTGTTGGAGCTGAACCTGACTTTGCACCTTCTGGGTGCCGGGTCTCTCTTTGTATAGCTTGGGAAACTTGTTCTTTTGATTCCAAATGATGAGCGTGGGATTTCCATCCATCTGTCCCGTGGCTGTCTTGAGGGCCACGTTTTCCCAAAACTGCAATTCTAGTCCTTTTCCGATCTTCCTGGCTTCTAAAAACTCTTCATGTTGTTCACACCACCATTGCAGAGTTTGCAAACAAACTCCGACAACTCCAGCGAAGCTCCAGAAGCTCCCGCCTTCTCTCATGTGCTCTATGAGCAGACCGGGGTAGTGGTCCTGATATTTGCTGGGTCTGCCCACTGCCCGCTTTCCGTCCGGAAGCTCGCTCACCGGAGGTTCCTCCTCAGCTCCAGCTCGGTGAGACGCCGCCTGATCGATTCTAGATCGTCATCCGAGCGGATGGCGTTGAGTTCCGCCAGGAGCTTGGCGGTCTCGGCCTTGCGTGCCTCGTTTTCGTCTCTGAGGAATTGGAGCTGCTTTTTGATTGCTGGGATCAGAACCGCAGCCACTGATACAATAGCTGCAAGAGCAGGCATGCAAATGCCTACTGCAAGCAGCGTTAGAACCGCCATCATGGTAGGTGCCTCCGCTACATTATGACTCAGTTTAGTCAGTTTAGTTCGCTAAAGTCAATAAAGTGAGGTGATATGACTGTAGATTTTTCAACGATGGTGACGAAACGCCGAATCACAGAACCGGGCTGGCTGTTGCCTGCCCCGTGGAATCGTCGTGACCCGGCAGTGCATGAAGCGCCAATCATGCGTGCTGTGATTGGCCTCCTGCGCTTTCGCGGCTGCTGGGTGGCCCGCATCGAGGGAGGCGGGAAGCTTCTGCACAGGAAGGGTCAGCTCGCCATAGGAGCCTCAGAGATGCAGGGGATGCCAGACGTGCTTGCTGTTCTGAATGGCCAAACGTTCGGCCTGGAGGTGAAAGCACCTGGTGGGAGACTCTCGCAATCACAGCTCTCGCAGCTCCAAGCGATGCAGCGTGCGGGTGCTCGCGTGGCCGTGGTAGTGGGCACCGATTCTCTCTGGGACTGGATGACCTGCCGTTGCGGAGCCGCTGCTGAGGTTCAAGGAATTCCAATCATTTCTTGAGCATCCATTTTTCTTGCAACCACATGTTGACAACGCTCGGGACCGATGTTACCACATGGTTACTGAGCAATGCCGCTCACGAGAAAGGGAACCGCAATGAACCGCACACAGAACGCCATCGCAAACATCGAAGCATACAACAACACACGAGCATGGGAACACAATGGCTGGATCTATATCGACTCAATGAAGTATCCGCGAGTTTTCCGACGTGAGGTCGATTCGCTTTGCGGGCGGGACTTCGAGATTCTGATGAATGTCGAAGAGTGCGAGGAAAATATGGACATACTCATGGGCTGTCGCTCCACTGGAATGGTGTTCGGCGGAAAGAAAACGCATTGCTTTGTGATGAGGTTTCGACCATGACACCCTACGAAATCCTGCAGGAAGCGGCAGATGCAGTCGGTGGCTGGGACGCACTGAGAGAACGGCTGGGAGTCACCCGGCAGGCGATTTGGTATTGGCAAGCAGGCAAGCGACAGCCCAACGCTCAAATCGTCATCCAGTGCATGAAGATCCTCGCAAATGTCCAATGGTTTCCGACCGGCTGAACAGCTTGATGCTCCTTCCCCTTTCGCCCACGATGTATCCGACAGGCGCCACGTTCCAGGTCTTCCTCAGCCGATGCCAGACAGTTTGAATGGGCACCGATGCCGCTTGAGAAATCTCCTTGATCGACACCGCGTCGGAATCCATGGCCTCCAGAGCCGCCAGCATCCGTGCATTTATTGCTTCTTTAGAATTCATGCGAATCGGAGCTTCTGCCAGAAATTTTGCGAGCTGATCATTTCTCATTCGCAGCCTCAAAAAACTCCCGTACCACCCGTTCACTCTGATTCCCGACCGTTTCCCTCACCCTTTTCCCGTCCACCACGAGTCGCAAAACAGGCACTGCAGCGGGGCACACTGCAAGCTCCTCAGCCTCGAGGTGCCGCCACTGAACGCCTGGGAACTCCGGTGCTACCTTTTCGATTGTGTGCCGCATCTCGACGCAGGGACCGGCCCACTCTGCACTGATGAATTCGATGTGGGTCATTTCCACCTCTCTGCATGTATCACTGTCCGCTGGTCTTTCACTTGCATATTGATTTTCCCACCGGTCATCCCGTCCAGATTTTCGTACTTGTATTCTTTGTAAATTGTCCACCCAAGCTCAATGAGCTTTTGCCTCCAGCGATTGGCCCTCGCGTTTTCACCCTGCCGTTCTTTGATGCTGAAAACCATATCTCCGTAGGACGTGCGAGCATCGTGGTATTCGTCGTTTGTGTCTGGTTTCGGTGTATTCCGTTCTCTTGATTCAACTGCCTCTTTTTCTTTTCGGTCCATCGGTGGCACCACGCCGACCTCCTCCATGAGGTCTTCGAGAGATGGCCATTTGCCTCGGGTCACAAAGATATTCATAGCAGCAACGACTTTTCCGGCGTCAGCGACTCTGATTTTCTTGTACCAGTACAGTGACAATTTCTCTGAGAAAGGTCGGCTGCAGGCGTCTGCCAGGATTCTGCAGCTTTCCATAAATTCAGCTTCTGATATGTACATTTATCCCTCCATAAGTTTGATATCATATTGCACTTCTACAAGCTCTTTTCTTTTTCGATATTCAATGTATTCGTCTTCATCCATAAGTAATGGATTCACGATAACCTCGTTTTCATGCAGTTTTTTCGATTCTTCGCGTTGTTCTCCTTCAACGAAATGCGTCACGATCTCTTCGCACATCTTGTATCCACTCGTTATTTCTCTTAGTAATTTCATGTGGTCAGACACGACAATGCCGAATGGGTGGCCTTTGGCCACATAGTACCGATCCCGCCGTGAAGGGTAGTACGTCGCAATCCGTGTCGCCTGATCTACCCCAACCAGATCGACAAGCTGTTTCGCCAGCGCCGAGGTCTTCGCGCTGCGCGGAGGCGTCATCCCCCAGTGTCGTTGCATCGAAGCTGAATACGCATCCCACACCTTCGACCCGTCCGTCTTGTCGTCGTGCTTCTTTTTCGTGCGTTCCCCCATCACCGGCGCGATAGCCGTGCTGGGCTCCTGAACGACCGAAGCAATGGCGTCAGATTTGCCCGTGGTTCGTTTTTTCCGGGTCGGTTGGTGGGTCTGTGTGGGTTCGATGCATTGGACGTCCTTAAGCGGCTCTTTCGCATTCCCTTCGAAGTCGGGCAGCGAGGGCGAACCGGCGACAGCCGGAAGCACCTCGCAAGCGTTTTCGCTCCCCGAAGGGGATGTATTTGGTATTTTGTTTTGATCTGATCTGATCTGATCTAATATGGATGGTTTTTCGGCGTCCCGAGAGACGTCCCGAGAGACGTCCCGAGAGACGTCCCGAGAGACGTCCCGAGAGACGTTCTTGTCACGATGTTTCTTTTTCCGTTTCAGTGTTCTTTCATGTGATAACAGTATCTTGCCCGTGTGTTCGAACCAGTCATGGATCATAATCTGGTCATTTTCGACCACAATCCACTCACGATTGACCAGCACTGCGAAAAACCGTTCGGGGTCCCCCGGCCACCGAGCTGCGTCAGCAATATCAATTGGATCAATGCCGTCGAGAGCCCCATCTGGTGCATTGAACCAGCACCAGCACCAAAGACTGGCCATGTGTCCGACGAAGCACACGGGTGTGACGCCCAGGTCACGAGCAGCTTTTTTGGTCTTCAGGTTGTCGAACACTTCTGTGTTTACCTGTGCATATGCCACGTTCACCGCCTATCGCTGCTACGAAGCCAGTTCTCAATCTCAGACCATCTCCAGCGTAACATCCCGCGCTTACCCGGTGATGCCAGCGGACGCGGCATAATATCCTGCGACCGCCATGCATGTAGCGTTTGTCTCGATATTTTCAGCCTCTCACATAGCTCTTTCGTCGTGATGACGTCTTTATCATCGTCCATATTTTCCCCTTGAAATCTTGACAGCACCTTACACGAATGATAATCATACTGTCAAGCAGCCCGTCAGACGCAACCTTCTCAAAGGAGAGGAATAATGGACCACGCAGAGTTTAGAAAAGCCCTGCTTGCACTCAAAACTTTTTCGGTAATGGGGCACTTCGAAGTCTCAGCACGCGAGCTGCAGGAGCAGGGCCTTCAATGGCTTGCACCCTGGGCACTTGATGAGGTGAAACGCCCACGATTTCGTTTCGTGGGAAACTGCCGTCTGTATAGAATCTCAGATCTAATTCAACTCGTCTCAGCAAAGGTAACACAATGAGCACAGCATTAGTCACTAGGGAATTGTCAGAAGAAGAAATCACGCTTATCAAGAACACAGTAGCAAAAGGCTCATCAGATATAGAACTGAAGTTTTTCCTTGCTCAATGCAAGCGCACGGGCCTGGATGCGATTTCCCGACAAATCTACTCGATTGATCGTGGGGGGAAGCGCACGATTCAAATCAGCATCGATGGCTTTCGCTTGATTGCCGAAAGGACTGGAAAATATGCTGGGCAGATCGGCCCCTTCTGGTGTGGAGATGATGGCGTGTGGACAGACGTTTGGCTTCAGAAGAAGCCACCAGTCGCTGCGAAGGTTGGTGTGTTGAGGACTGACTTCAAGGAGCCTATGTGGGCTGTCGCTCGCCTCGATGCCTACGATGCAGGGACGCCGATATGGAAGAAAATGCCTGATGTAATGGCCGCAAAATGCAGCGAAATGCTCGCTTTACGCAAGGCATTCCCTCAGGAATTAAGTGGTCTGTACGGCACAGAAGAGATGGAACAGGCTGATGAAAAACTACCACCTGTTCAACCCAGAAGGCAACCACAGCCCGAGCCTGAAGTTCTGCCCCCCGGCCCCGTGCTCTTTCAGCGCGGCAATCCAGACCACCTCGCCCTCGTCTCGGCCTGGTGTGCTGAAGCAGTGGTGCCCGCCGAGTGGAAGCGCACCCACGCACAGAAGATCATGAGCCTGCTCATCGACCGAATCCCTGCGACCAAGGCCGACGTTTACGCCGTGCTTGACCAGTTTCTACGAGAACTCCAAAGCGTGCAGGATGTGTGATGATTGGAACTTTTGTGCAGCGGTTGGCAATCTTTTATGTGAGCGAAATCTGCCGACAGCAGGGCGATGAAAACGCCGCCGCTGCTCTGCGATGTTCCCGGCAGTCCGTTAGCTCCTGGAAGCTCGCGAAGAAGTTTCCCAACGCTGAGAAAGTCCAAAGCATCATTGCCACTGCTCACGAAGAGCTGACAGAACGAGAACGTCAAAAGCTCACATCACTTATCCTTGTCCACCACAGAGATTGGAGAGAACAACATGCAATACGTTATCCCCGCAGCCGCCGTGCGAGAAGCATTCGACGCGCTGTTACGCCAGTTCCCGGAGCACCAGGAGCAGATTCGAGCAATCCATAGGTCGCTTTCTGATTCTATATATTCAGCAGAGGAACCGATGCAATCAACAGTTGCTTGGCAGAGAATGATTCGTCAGCGTGACGCGGAGGCACAATGACATGGGCGGTATGTATCGTGATTCTTCTTATCGTGGGAATAGTTTGGCTGGAAAAGGTTCTGGACAAATGGGCGAAGGACGAGCAGGACAGGTTCTTATGAACTGCCGCATTTGTGGCTCCAAGGCCCGGGAGCAAGCCACAATCGATGGCCTGGTGGTTCGATGCAATTGGGCAGATTGTGCACAGCATACAAACACGATGTGCATTTTGGGTTGGAGCCCGGATGAGTGGAATAGGATCAATGAAAAAACAAGATAACAAATGCTCCCCAGGAGCAAAATTCAACCACTTCACGGTACTTGAAAAGGTGGTCGGCAAGCAGTGGGTTTGCCAGTGCGTGTGTGGCCAGCGTGTAATTGTGTGCCAGCCATGGGGTGGAAATGCACGCAAAAGTTGTGGCTGCCAGCGGATTCATTGGCGCATGAAAGATTCCCCGCACCCACCAGAGAAGAGAATTCCCCCAACACATATGGCGAGGGAAGATTCAATGGTGTGCGGAGTTTCTTTAGTCCATGCACGGAATATGACCTGGAACCCTGCCGAAGTGACGTGCATTTCATGCCTGCGAAAGATGCAGAAACATGCAAAGTAAAAGCACAAGGACGTGGTCAGAGATATTAGAGTCCACCAGCTATGGCAGGCTTTATGTGGTCTGGCGCATCGCAGGAACCCGCTTCATATGCCATCGCCTGAGAAGGAAAGGCACGAAGCTGTACGAGTGTACCGGCGAGAGAATCACCATCGAGAGAACTCCGAGTTCTCAGGTGATTCCCGAAAAAGGGGACTACTGCTTTGTGGACTCTGGAGGCGTTTGGAGCCTCTGGGCTGTGAGGGAGAAAGAAGATGCTGTACCAGGCTGAAATCTGGCTGGACGAAGACAATATCTGCAACGAGTGTCCGTGCCTTTCGCTCATGGGAGAGCACCCAGAGTGCAAGTTAGGAAAATTCTGGATGCGAGAGGAAAACCGTGGAAAAGGCACACCGAATTGGGTAACGCCAAGGCCAGTTGGGTGTCCGTTGAAGAGGGTTGAAAAATGATAACCGATGAAGACTGCGAAGCAATTGAACGAGGAAAGAAGCACTGTTTTATCAATGCAAATCGACTTGAATGTGCGAAGTGTGGCGGAGAGTATAAGCTCCATCTACCGCTTGAATTGTGGGTGACGGAGGCGCTTTGCTGGGGTTTCTGCAAAGAGCACGCAGACTGCGGAGGTGAGGATGAATGAGGGAGTGAGATATAGGTCAGAGTTAAATCCATTCAACGTGTTCTCTCCGGTTTCAATTACACCAGACCCGGAAGGAGATTTGATTGAGTACAACGAATATGAAATAGTTGTGAAGGAACGCGACGAAGCTCGCGCATTGGTCAGAGAACTCGCAAAGGCATGGGACGACGAACACTGGTGCTGCGGAGAGTTCATGCCGTATGAAGGCTACGGCAATGCATTAGAGACAGCTCAGGAAGCCGTGAGGAAATGGGATTGCAAGGAGGCTTTGAAATGACCATCACAATTCCGGCTTGGATTATGTGGATTTTTGGCATCATTGGCGGAGGCATTGTGCTGATGCTGGCTGTACTTGGGGCATTCGCCCTGTGGACGATTTTAACTGAGGAGTGATAGATATGGCTTTGGAAACTTTGAAGGGTTTGACTGAGATTGGTGGATTCAAGGTTGTGCGCGACAAACCAGAAGGAATGTCATGGGATGATTTTGATAAAATGCGTGATGAGTATCCAATCAACATCACGGACCGCATGAACTGCATTAGCTTTCGCATCCAAAACGGCCCTATCAAAGAACACGGAGTGAATGGGTGCCAAGTAGATACGCTCATCGAGACTGCGAAGATTATGATAACGAAGTTG